CAACACGCAGGCCCAAGGCAACCCCGTGCCCGTGCTCTACGGCCGCATGATCGTCGGTTCCGCCGTGGTCTCTGCAGGCATCCATGCCGAGGACTACGCGCCGGCCACCTCGGGCGTGAGTGCAGGCATCAACCTGCTGGGCCGCCATCCCAAGAACTTCTACGAGAGGTAGACATGACTTCCACCCTTCAAGGCGCCAAGGGCGGCAGCAAGCAGCGCACGCCCGTCGAGTCGCCGGACAGCCTGCGCTCGATCGCCTACTTCCGCATCCTCGACTTGGTGAGCGAAGGCGAGATCGGCGGCCTGGTCAACGGGCTGCAATCGATCTATCTGGACGAGACGCCGCTGGCCAACCCGGACGGCTCGCTCAACTTCCAGAACGTGCATGTGGAGACGCGCACGGGCACGCAGGACCAGGAGGAGATTCCCGGCTATCCGGCCGTGGAGAACGAAATCAGCGTCGGCGTGGAGCTGAAGCAGAGCACGCCCTGGGTGCGCTCGCTCAGCAACACCTCGCTGTCGGCGGTGCGCGTGACCATCGGCGTGCCGGGCCTGTCCAAGGCCAATACGTCCAATGGCGACATCAACGGCTACTCGGTGCAGTACAAGATCGAGGTGCAGACCGACGATGGTGCGTACCAGCTCGCCTATACCGGCGCGATCACCGGCAAGACCACCAGCAAGTACCAGCGCAGCCACCGCATCGACCTGCCGGCGGCGCAGAGCGGCTGGAACGTCCGCGTCACGCGCATCACGCCGAACGCCAACAGCTCGGCGATCGCGGACATCACCACGATCGACAGCTATACCGAGGTGATCGACGCCAAGCTGCGCTATCCCAACAGCGCACTGCTGGGCATCTCCGGCGACGCGGCGCAGTTCAGCAACATCCCCAGTCGCGCGTACGATCTGTGGGGCCGCATCGTCCAGGTGCCGAGCAACTACGACCCGCTGGCGCGCACCTACAGCGGCGTCTGGGACGGCAGCTTCAAGCCGGCGTGGACCGACAATCCGGCGTGGATCTACTACGACCTGTCCACGCATCCGCGCTACGGCCTGGGCCATTTGGTCACCGCCGCGCAGGTGAACAAGTGGGAGCTGTATCGCATCGCGCAGTACTGCGACCAGTCCGTGAGCGATGGCAAGGGCGGCACGGAACCGCGCTTTACCTGCAACGTGTTCCTGCAGACCGCCAGCGACGCGTACAAGCTGCTGAGCGACCTGGCCAGCGTGTTCCGCGGCATCTCCTACTGGACCGGCGGCGCGATCACGGCGTCGGCCGATATGCCGGCGGACCCGGTGTATGCCTATACCGCGGCGAACGTGATCGGCGGCCAGTTCACCTATGCGGCGAGCACGCGCAAGACGCGCTACACCACTGCGCTGGTCACCTGGAACGACCCCTCCGACTTCTACCGCGCCAAGGTCGAATACGTCGAAGACCGCGCCGGCCTCGCTCGATACGGCATCCAGCAGGCCACGCTCACCGCCTTCGGCTGCACCTCGCAGGCGCAGGCGCAGCGTGCAGGCCAGTGGGTGCTGCTGACCTCACGACTCGAAACCGACACTGTCACTTTCAAGGTGGGCATGGACGGCACGATCGCCGCGCCGGGTCAGATCATCCGCGTCACCGATCCCGCCCGCGCCGGCAAGCGCCAAGGCGGCCGCATCCACGCCGCAACGAGCACCGTGGTGACGGTGGACAAGGCGCCGGAGCAAGTGGCGGTAGGCGATCGTCTCACCGTGATGCTGCCGACGGGCGTCTCGGAGACACGAGCCATCACGGCCATCGACGGCGCACAGCTATCGGTGGCCGGACCGGGTTTCTCGGCGCAGCCGGACGCGGAGTCCGTCTGGGTGGTGGAGAGCGATACCCTCGCCGCGCAGACCTATCGCGTGCTGTCGGTGACCGAGGACAAATCCTCCAGCGACATCAGCTTCACCATCACCGCCCTGCAGCACGTGCCCGCCAAGTTCGAGGCGATCGACAACGGCGCGATCATCCAGGTACCACCGATCAGCTCGCTGCCGGCATCGACGCAGGCAGCGCCGGCGAACGTGCGGTTGGATGGGCATGTGGTGATTACGCAGGGGATCGCCACGAATGTGGTGACGATTGCATGGGATGCGGTAGCTGGAGCCACGGGTTATCAGGTCGAGTGGCGGCGCAACGATGGCGAGTGGGTGAGCGCTGGACGCACGTCTGGGCTGTCCATCGATGTGGAAGGCATCTACACCGGCACCTATGTCGCTCGAGTAAGGGCGGTTAGCCCGGGCGGCGTGGTCTCCGTTCCTGCGCTATCCGTTCCCACGGACATCGTTGGAAAGACAGGTGCACCACCCGTTGTTGCCACGATGAAAGCGACGCCGAAAGTCTGGGGTATCCATCTGGAATGGACGTTTCCTGCCGGCACCGACGATACGCAACGCACCGAAGTCTGGCGATCGAAGACACCCGACTTGCATGACGCCACCAAGATGGCGGACCTGGCCTACCCGCAGAACTCGCTGGAGATCGACGGCCTAGCGGCAGGTGCTTCGTTCTATTTCTGGGTAAGGCTGGTCGACAAGACCGGCAACGTCGGCGCGTACTACCCGCAAGGTGCCGGACTGTCGGGACAAGCGAGCTCGGATGCTGCCGACTACGAGCCAGTCTTCGCCGGCCTTATCGAGCAGACGGAACTTGGCCAGCAGATCCTGGAAGGTGTCGATCTAGCGACGTCGGATATGGCCGGCGACGCACAGGAGTGGGCCGGCGACACCACACATTACGCCGGCACCTGGACATTGCTGGATGCGGTGCAGGATGGCGACCGGGCCATGGCCAAGCGCGTGGATCTGGTCCAGGCCACGGTAGATGGCACGACTGCGGCCGTACAGCAAACCTCTCAGGCGCTAGTCGATCTAGACGGCAAGGTGAGCGCGACTTGGACCGTCAAATGCCAGGTGAACTCCGATGGAAAGGTTTATGCGGCGGGCCTTGGACTGGGCGTCGAACAGCAACCGGACGGCACCTATCAATCGCAGGTAATTTTTCAAGCAGATCGGTTCGCCCTAATCAACGTAGTCAATGGACAGATAACCGCGCCATTCGTGATCCAAGGCGGCCAGACGTATATCAGCCAGGCATTCATAGGCGATGGCTGGATTACGAACGCCAAGATTCAGAACGGTAGTATCGACTCAGCGAAGATCGCATCCGCCGCCATCACCACGGCGCACATCGGCCAAGCGCAGATCGACACACTTCGGATCCAAGGCGAAGCAGTCACTATGCCGAGGTCGTACAAAAACACTCAGGCCACGGTGGGAGCGGGAGATGTCGCCGTTCTTTCTTTGACCGTCGATCCAGGCCTGAGCATCAACTTCATGATTACCGCGACAGCCTATTTCTACGGCACTTATACCGTTTCCGATTGGTGCCAAGCCAGCCTCTATGTAGACGGCGTACAGGTGGAAGGCATCGCCGCGAACCATAACGTGCCGCCGCAACTTCAGGTATCGAGCATGATCACCTTAGGCGCAGGTAATCACGTCATCAAATTGAACGCCTCATCCAGCTCCAGCAGTGCCAATTTCACTGGCTCATACATCGTCGCATTGGGAGTTAAGCGATGAATTTTTCGATCTACGACAGCACCGGCATTTTCGTTGGAATTCTTTTCAGCACTCATGCGAGCGATGCAGAAAACACAGTTCAACTAGTAGGCGCCGCCGGCTTCATCCAAGGCAAGTACGACCCTGCCACCCAATGGTATGACTCCAATACGCAGATCGTCCGCAACCGAGAGACCTTACCCGTACATATGGACGGAACGCGCCTCCTTGGCGTTCCCACCGGGTCCATCGTTACCGTGCAGGGAAACGCTCATATAGCGGACGGTACCGATGTCGATTTGTCCTTCGATCAACCCGGTCACTACGAGGTTCAAGTGGACCTCCCGCCCTTTCTTCCGTTCAAGGCCAGTATCGATTATGAAAATCCACACTAAGAGCGACTATCGCGCAGTTCGCCGCGCGAACTATCCGGAACTCGGCGACCAGCTCGACGCTTTGGTTGAGCTAGCCGAAAGCTTGCGTACGGCCGGCTATCCGCTTCCCGAAAAAACGCTCCGATGGCTGAATGCATGCCTGGATATCAAGACGCGCATTCGGAATTCATAACCTCTCAGGACCATATCGGCAGCTCTCGAGATCCCCAGTCCAGCCGCCGAATAGGTGGCTTTTATGGAAATTCACAATGGCACAGCAACACATCTATCTCGGCAATCAACCCGACGGCAAAGACGGCGATACCAACCGGGTTGCCTGGGCTAAGGCCGAAGCCAATTTCAATGAACTGTACGGCGGGGCGCTTGCTACTCGCTCTTTTAAGAATCTCATCATCAATGGCGGCTTCGATGTGTGGCAGCGAGGCACCAGTGGCTTTGCGACGATGGGCTACGCCTATACCGCCGATCGATGGAAAGTGCTTGCACCCGGATCCTCCGTCGCGGTCAGTCGGCAATCATTCGCGATAGGGCAAAGCACTGTTTCGGGTAATCCGAGATATTTCATCCGTTGCGCGGTCAGTTCGGTCGCTGGCGCGAACAACTGCGTTGTCCTAGCGCAGTTCGTCGAAGCAATAAATACGCTCAGCGCAACGACAGTCACCGTCTCCTTCTGGGCCAGAGCGGACTCTGCGCGAAGAATTGGCGTCAGCCTCGACCAGAACCCAGGCACCGGCGGATCCGCAAGCGGTCAGGTACCGGGCGTTGGTCAAGGCGTACAACTTACTAGCGATTGGCAGAAGTTCATCCTTACCTTCGAGGTCCCGAGCGTCGCAGGGTTAATCTTGGGCAGTAATGGCAATGACTCGACATCCATCAACTTCTGGATGGATGCTGGCGGCACCTACGCCGCTCGGTCTGGTGGCATTGGGCAGCAGTCAGGAACGTTCGACATTGCCCAAGTGCAGTTGGAGATCGGCTCGTACGCCACGAGCTTCGACGCGAGGCCTCTGGGTGCCGAGCTCGGGCTGTGCCAGCGGTATGCGCGCCTGATCAATGGCGGCGGCCTGACGGGTGTGGCCCTGGGTTCGACCAGCATCCTCTTTGCGGGCCATTGGCCCACGATGCGGGCAGCGCCGTCGGTGACTTTGCTCAAGACGAATTTCTCGGCGTCGACCTACGAACTTCTGGTTGGACCAAACTGGGCAGGCGGCACGAACTGCGCGCTTTCCAACCCCGGCGTCACGCCGCAAGGGCTCACCACGGCGATGACGGGGTTCTCCGGGTTGAGCGCCGGACAACCCGCCATAATCAACAACGTCGGCGCGAATATCTTGCTTCTCGATGCAGAGTTCTGATTGCCGGGGCAACCGTCGCTACTGCGCATGCTCGGCCAACCAAGCGTTCGTCTTCGGCCAAGCGCAGCTTCTGATGCACGGAGCCGTATCAGCCAGATGCTCGGAGGCCAGCGCCCCTCCTTCACCACGACATTTAGGTGGCCCGGCAGGGCGGCGAGTCGCCCTGCGAGTCCTTTCGACTGCCAAATAGCACTTAGGGAAGATCATCAATGGCACAGCAACACATCAACCTCGGCACTCAATCCGACGGGAAGGACGGTGATACCAACCGAGTGGCTTGGCAGAAAACTGAGGCCAATTTCAACGAGCTTTACAACGGCGCCATTAGCGTCGCTTCGTTCAAGAACCGAATCATCAATGGCGGGTTCGATATCTGGCAACGCGGCACCAGCTTCTCGTCGACCGGTTACTGCGCCGATCGGTTCCTGGTGCAGCAGACTGGGACCACGATCAGTGCGACCAGGCAGGCATTTGCGACTGGCCAGTCTGCGGTGCCGGATAATCCGGTGTACTTCATGCGCTGTGCCGTCAGCTCCGTCGCTGGAGCTGGCAGTGCTTGCTATCTGGCGCAGCGCATCGAAGGCGTGGCCTCGCTTGCCGGCAAGCGGGTGACCGTGTCGTTCTACGCCAAGGCTGATGCGGCCAGGAAGATCGCGCTTGAAACCACGCAGTATTTTGGCAGCGGCGGGCCTGCCTCGGTTAATGCCATCGGAGTCACCAGTTTTAACCTGACCAGCGATTGGCAGAAGTTCTCCGCGACGTTCGACATTCCCGCGCTAACCAATACCAGCATGGGCCCGTACAGTGACGACTTCATGCAGATCGCACTATGGATGGACGCCGGCAGCAACTACAACAGCCGCACGAATTCGCTGGGCCAGCAATCGGGCACCTTCGATTTTGCTCAGGTGAAGCTAGAGATAGGCGGCGCAGCGACGTCCTTCGATGCCCGCCCAAAGGCGATCGAACAACAGCTATGCAATCGCTATTGCTATGCCTTCACCGCAACCATCGGCACTGGCATCGGCGTAGGTACGCAGCACAACGCCACCAGCACCTTCGTACCCTTGCCGCTCCCGACCGCTATGCGCGCGCCGCCATCGATGCGCAATCTCGGCTCGCCCATTCGCTGGGTCGGTGCGGCCTCCAGCACGACCGATCCCGCGCTGGGCATGGTCAATCAGGGATTGGTGTGCCTTATTTTCACGGTGTCCGGCGGAGCGCAGTGGTCCAGCGGCTATGCGGCCTCGTCAGGCGGGCCGCTTTATCTGTTGATGGAAGCGGAGTTGTAACGGCCGAGGGACTGC